TGATGTCATGGCTGGCCTGGCTGCTGATGCTGCTGTATGCCTTTGCGCCCCTCAGTTATCTGTGTGGTCGCCCGTTAGCGGCGAACTGGCTGGCGGTGGGGCTTAATCTGCTGTTCTGCGTGCTGGTGATACGTGCACGCGGGAACGTTTCAAAAATTCTTTCATTCCGGAGGTGAGTATGTCGGGTAAATTCAGATTCAGTCGTCGCAGTGAAAAAAATCTGGAGGGCGTTAAACCACAGCTGGTTGCTGTAGTTCGCCGTGCGCTGGAGCTGACGGAGGTTGATTTCGGTATTACGGAAGGCCTGCGCAGTAAGTATCGCCAGAAACAGCTGGTCGCGGAAGGGAAAAGTCAGACCATGAACAGCCGCCATCTGACCGGTGATGCGGTGGATGTTGTGGCTTATGTTGGCAGCCAGGTGTCATGGGACTGGCCTCTGTACGAGAAAATCGCGCAGGCATTTAAGCAGGCTGCCGCAGAGCTGGGAACTGCCATCGAATGGGGTGGGGACTGGAAAACACTGAAAGACGGGCCTCACTTTCAGTTGAAGTGGTGACAATTACTCTGTTAACGGAGGTGGTTTTGAAAAAAGAAGAAGATAAACAAGAAGCCGCTGCATCAACAAATGCAGCGGCTGGTACCCAGCTTAATTCAGATTGGGTCGAGACGGTAAACTCTGAATTGCTGGCGCTGCTTAATGAAGCAGGCTCTTGATTTTCTCCTCAATATCCTTCTGGCCTTCTGCTCGTGATGTATCAATGCCATCGGCAATCTGGTTGAGTGTCAACGCTATGATTTTTTTATTGCGCATTCTTTCATCCAGATGGTTTGCCGTTTTGCGAAATGAATCTGCCAGTTCCGTTTTATCAAGGCCAGCTTGCTCTGCAAGCTTCATTGACAGATGAACAATTGCTACCTGTTGACCGGCAAGAAGGGCGGCAATTAACTCAAGTTGTTCTTTAGTCATAAATTCTCCAGTTACCTTTCATTAAATGCATGGGGATTTTATCAGTCGGTTAATAAAGGCAGAAGATTATGGTTATGAACAGAAGACACTGGACACACAGAATGCCGCGAACGGCGGCGAAATGGGCACCGGTAGCGATACTGGTGCCTTTTTTCCTGGTGGGATGCGTCAGCCTGGATAAAGCGCGCCAGCTTTTCGATACAGCTTCTCAGGTCTGCGAAATTGTCGACGGTGTTCGGCAGTGTCTGCAGAACTGATCGCCTGTAAGAGCAGAATATTTTGCTGAAAAATGAAGGATACGCCAGCGTCCGGAAAGCATGAAATTCTGTGTTTGTGGCTACTCAATAAAATAAATTCTTTCTGTCGCCGCGAATACTCAAATGTTGATCAGTGCCCGGTGCGGCGACGGGCTTCGATATCAGGAGACGATGATGGAAAAAACAGAAAACAAACCGATTGTAATTGGTGCTGATGCTGCTCCGTTTAAGTTTGAGTTGTCTCAACTGGTGGAGATGCGCATCAGTGATGAATGGGGTGAGGTTAAAGCCCGCGCGCAGTATGCGGATGGCGAAAACCAGTACTTGATCCACTACAAAGCAGCTGATGGTCGCGCCACAACGGAGTGGTTTGGTGAGTCAATGCTGGAAGCAACAGAAGATGATCGCCATCCGGGCTGTCCGGTATTTGCCGGTATGAAATTACCGGAAGGCGCAGTTGTTACTGAGTAACAGGCATTACAGCAGCCCTTCAGTGAGGGGCTGCGATAATGCCGGTATTAAGGAGATTCCAATGCCATCACGAATACCCCGCGCCTGTCGTAAGCGTGGATGTGCAGGCACAACAACAGACAGTTCGGGTTACTGCGATAAGCATCGCGGTGAAGGCTGGGTGCAGCACCAGCGCGGACTGAGCCGCCACCAGCGTGGCTATGGCTCAAAATGGACGGTGATTCGTGCCCGTATTCTGAAGCGCGATAAAGGTCTGTGTCAGTTGTGTCTGCGTGTCGGTGTGGTGAGCGAGGCGAAAACCGTCGACCACATCATCCCGAAAGCGCATGGCGGAACAGACGCAGACAGCAACCTGCAGAGTCTGTGCTGGCCCTGCCATAAAGCGAAAACAGCGCGCGAACGAATCAGGTGATAATTATTCTCACTTGTGGGGAGGGGCGGGTCAAATCCCTGCAACCCTGGCTGTCCGGGACCGCCCGCCAACCCTTCTTCGCATCGCCGCAGGTTCGAAAACTTTTTTTTGGGAATGTGATTAAACGATTGATAGGTAAAACCGATTATGTCAGGACCCCCGAAAACCCCGCCACGCCTGCATTTGATACGAGGCAACCCCTCAAAGCGCCCCGTTAAAGACTCCAAAAAAACCGCTAAAAAGGACGAAAAAGGTCTCCCTAAAATTCCGCAGCATTTAGGGGCGCAGGGGAAGTACTGGTTCAGGCGAATGGCGGAAGAGCTGAATGCGGAAGGGATCATTTCTCAGCTTGATGCGCGTGCACTTGAGTTACTGGTGGAAGCCTACACCGAATACCGGCATCACTGCGAAACACTCGATGTTGAGGGGTATACCTACCGCACGGAAACGCAGAATGGCGATGTGATGATCAAGGCACATCCGGCTGCGGCGATGAAGGCGGATGCCTGGAAGCGGATCCGGGCGATGCTTGCAGAGTTTGGTATGTCACCGGCAAGCCGGGCGAAAGTAAATATCGCCGGACCGGATGATGTTGATCCGCTGGCAGAGCTTTTAAAAGCGAGAGACTGATGGCAAAAGTGGCTGACGGGATCCGCTACGCCGAACGTGTTGTTGCAGGAGAAATTGTCGCTGGCGAATTTGTCCGTCTGGCCTGCCAGCGTTTTCTTGATGATCTGAAGTACGGCGAAGAGCGGGGGATTTATTTCAGTGAACCCCGTGCGCAGCACATCCTGAATTTCTACAAATTTGTGCCCCATGTAAAAGGGGCGCTGGCAGGTCAGCCCATTGAACTGATGGACTGGCATGTTTTTATCCTCATTAATATTTTTGGTTTTGTCATTCCGCTGGTGAATGAAGAGACCGGGGAAGTTGTCATGCGCAGCGATGGCAGCGGACGCCCGGTGATGGTGCGCCGGTTCCGGACAGCGTACAACGAAGTCGCCCGTAAAAACGCAAAATCAACCCTGTCATCGGGTATCGGTCTGTATATGACGGGGGCAGATGGTGAAGGCGGGGCTGAGGTGTATTCAGCCGCAACCACGCGTGACCAGGCCAGAATTGTGTTTGAAGACGCCAAAAATATGGTCAGAAAAGCCCGGTCGACACTCGGGCGATTGTTTGATTTCAACAAGCTGGCGATTTACCAGGAGCAGAGCGCATCAAAATTTGAACCGCTTTCCTCGGATGCAAACAACCTGGACGGTCTGAACATCCACTGCGCCATTATTGATGAGCTGCATGCACATAAAACCCGCGACGTGTGGGACGTTCTGGAAACGGCAACCGGTGCCCGTCTGCAGTCCCTGTTATTTGGTATCACCACGGCGGGCTTTAACAAGGAAGGGATTTGTTACGAGCAACGCGATTACGCCATCAAGGTATTGCGAGGCTATAACAGTGACGTGGAGGGCGCGGTAAAAGACGACTCCTACTTTGCGATTATTTACACGCTCGATGAGGGAGATGATCCGTTTGATGAAACGGTCTGGCAGAAAGCGAATCCCGGCCTGGGCATCTGTAAACGCTGGGATGATCTGCGTCGTCTGGCGAAAAAAGCGAAGGAGCAGGTTTCAGCACGGGTGAATTTTTTCACGAAGAAAGTAACATCACGCCGTAACAACAGTGCGACCTGTCCTGATTTTTTTAGTAACCAAATGAAAGAAAAAGATTTTTTCTTGTTCGTCGTTTTTGTTTTTTCTGGAAGGTTCTGGCTGTTTTCATCATTTGTGTATTGCACTGTGTATTGCAAAAACGGGTTATAAATCACATGGCGCTAAACAAACTGAGCGATAAAAAACTTCGTTCCCTGCTTGGGCGCAGGAGTGAGAGGCAGGAAACCATCGCTGATGGTAACGGGCTTTCGGTACGGGTCAGTAAATACGGATGTGTTAGTTTTGTTTTCTTTTACAGATTGGCGGGAAGGGGAACCGCGCCCATCTGGCTGACACTTGGAAAATATCCTGATCTGAGTCTCAAATCAGCGAGAGAGATGCGCGATCAGTGTCGAACCTGGCTTGCGGAGGGCAGAGATCCACGGATTCAGATAAAAATTGAACGGGAAGCCACCTTGCAACCTGTTACCGTTCGTGAGGCACTTGAATACTGGCTTGATAATTATGCAATGGATAAGCGTAGGGGAGCAGAACATATCAGGCAGTGCTTTGGTAAACATATTTATCCGGTGATTGGTCATGTACCACTTAGTGATTGCTCTATATCTATGTGGATCAAGTGTTTTGACAAAATAAAAAAAGTAGCACCTGTACAGGCCGGAGCTTTGTTGCGTATATCAAAACAGGCGCTTAAATTTTGTAGGGTAAGAAAATACGCGATTAGTCATGAAATTGATGATCTTGAGGTCTGTGATGTGGGAAAAAAGTCTGCGCGAAGAAGCAGGGTTTTAACAGATGATGAAATCAGAGATTTATGGCGAAGTATTAATACTGATTATGACAATCACGAATTATCATATGAAAACCGAATTATTTTACGTTTCCTGGTAGTTTTTGGTTGTCGACTGTCAGAAGTATTACTGTCGTCCTGGGTAGAGTGGGATTTTGATAAGAAATTATGGCGCGTTCCCGCTGATCATAGCAAAAATGGCAGGGAAATAATCAGACCGATTCCTGATGGCATGTTTAACTGGTTAGTTACGTTAAAAAAAATAACAGGTAACAAAGAAAATGTGATTGGGTTTGATATGCGTCAGTGTACGGCAAGCGTAACTATCGGTAAGACATGGAAAAGGATGAAACACTCGGAAAAATGGACGGCGCATGATATGCGAAGAGTGTTTGCCACAAAGCTAAGTGATCATGGTTTTGAACATAATGTGGTTGAACAGTTGCTTGGGCACACATTAGGCGGTGTTGCCGGGGTTTATAACAGAAGTCAGTATATGGACAGAAAAAAAGAAGCTATGAACTGGTGGTACGACTATCTGAATAAGCTAATTAGTGGTGACGGTAATGATTGAAATAGTTACGCGTGAAGAACTTGAAAATGATAAAACAATCGACAGGATGATTAAGGAAGATGAATGTGCATGGTTAACAGCTCTTGGCCGGAGACACAGAGCATTACTTGAAAAGGAAGGAAAATTTCCACGGAAAATATGTATTGGCCCACAAACAAAAGTCTGGCGCTTATCTGAGGTGCTGGAATGGGTAAAGGGTGAATGGAAACCCTGAACTAAATTAAATGAGATATAATCAACCCGTCTTTTGGCGGGTTTTTTTATAGGTGATATTTTTATGCAAAAATTTATTTATCCTACACCCGAAGAACGCATTCAGATTCTGAAAGAACATGGCGAACCGTATGATCGCCGTATACGCGAACATGAGTGTGCCAATCGTACCGGGCTTTCAAGAAGCAGACGTTGGGTACTTGAACAGGAGGGAGCATTTCCTGCTCGTGCTCATTTAGGGAAAGTGTCTGTTTCCTGGTTGCTCTCTGATGTGCTCTGGTGGGTTATGCATCCGCCAGGAGTAAAGGAAGTAAACAGCCCATACAAAAACGCCAATAAGTAATTACCGACACCCCCGCACCACGCAATGCGGGGTTTTTTGTATGTGAGGTAGAAAGTGATGAATAAAAATATTGCCGCGACGGGCAAGGGTGACGCACGTCATGTGAAAAAATTCTGTGATATTCGTGATCTGGTCGTTCTGCGCTTTGATAGTGTGAACGTTCGCGTGGTGTATCTGAACGGCGATCCGTGGTTTGTTGGCGCTGATGTGTGTGCGGCGCTGGAAATTAGCAACGTTACCGATGCTGTTTCAGTTCTGGATAGCGATGAGGTAATGACCCTAGCTTTAACCGAGGGTCATTCAGGTAAGCGTGGTGGTGCCAGAAGTTGGAATGTTGTATCAGAATCAGGTTTTTACAAGTTGATCGCCAGAAGTCGCAAAGCTGTTAATCCTGGCACGTTCGCCCATCGTTTCAGTAATTGGGTATTCAGAAATGTGATACCGGGTATCAGAAAAACGGGGGCTTATGGTATCCCGTGGGGCGCATTACAGGATTTTTCCCGCCGCAAAGAGCAATACCAGATAAGTGCCAGTGAGAAGGGGAGGGCGCTACAGGCATGTAAGCGCAAAAAGCGTGAACTGGAGGAAGAAGAAAAAAGGCTGATACGTGAATATCAGCCTGAGTTTTACTTTGGTGAGCGTATTCAGTAACCGCGTACGGTGCTGATTATACGGTACATCGTGTTAACCGGGAAGTTACCCACCAGCAAGGCAAAATCTTCTGCTAAAAAATGACATATGGCCAGCCGTCCGGAAAGCATGAAATTTTACAAAAATGGAAAATGAAGATTTTTATTGTGCTGGTGGGTAAAAACAAAAAGCGCCCCGTTGCCGGAGCGCTCTTGCGAACAATTAACCTACTGCGCAAAAAATGAATCTGTGCGGGGGGATTATATCAACCGTGGTCGAAATGACCATAGTTGCAGGATAACAGGCAAAACAAAGGCCACCCGCTACGGTGGCCCCTTGACACAAGCTACACGTTATCCCCAACGCATGAGCATAGCCAACAATGCCACATTTACGGCTGGTGGGCAAATCCTGAGCTGTTCTGTAATTACAGGAACTACGGCATTGTCGCGGTTAGGTTATGCTCAACTTTTTTTCAACTCTATATCGCAAGCACGCCGTAATATATCGCCTTCATTGCTTCCGCAAAGATTCTTTTTCTCGAAGCATGATTTTAAGATAAAGGCGGCGACAATTAGAACAATCGCACAGAGTGCACAATTTTTAAGTTTTGGCATCTTTTACTCCTATGGTTGCCGCCGTGATTCCTCACACCACGGCGCTGATAGTAATTATTCTGATTCTTTGGCCTTGCGGCGCTGGCGGCGTTTGATCTCGCCACGCATGGCTGTAACGATAAACTGCGCGTCTGTTTCGTTTTCCTCTTTGACAAAATTCATTTCGCTTAAAACTTCTAGAGGGATTCTAGCCGTTTTTTGTTGTGATTTGTTGTTGGTTGTACCCGTTGGCATTACTGGCCTCCTTACTGTTAGGTGGCGTTCAGTATACGTAGAAAAAAAAATAAAAAAAGGCTTGAAGTGCAAGTCACCTAAAAGTAGCATAACCCTCAAAGGTGACTTGCACCTTAAAGACAAAGCCCCGCAAGTGTCGTTACCACTCGCAGGGCTTCTAACCACCAACGATAACGAGAGTATCGAGGTAGCTATGAGAAATCATACCACACACCCGCAAGGGCGGGACTCGCACAACCTGAATAAATATATCTGGCGTTTTATCGCTCTGAGCACGGCACAACCGCGCGTGATTACCATTGAGGCCACCAGCGAACAGGAAGCACGCCAGCAATCTCCTGATGGCTGTGTGATGGTATTCGCCGCCCGTATTCGCCAGGGGGTGCACCATGTGCAATAACCCACGTCCGGACGCAGCAGCCGCCGCGCTCACTACGCTGATGCACGCGCTGATTGATATTTCATGCACGGCAGCAAACGTAGAAAAACACATTGCCAGAGAGACGGAATATGCTGGGGCTTTAGTTCCTCATTCACTGGCTGTTATGCAACTTAGTGCTGATATGGCACTGAATGAGGCCAAAGCCATCCTGATTGCTGATTGTGAAAATGGGGGGGGGTTATGCGTGATGATCGTTTTAATGCCCTGAAACAGGAATTTGATGGC